GTGATACATATAATGCTCCCGATGCAAACGGAGTTAATTTACTAATTGTAAATGTTGCCGCTAATTCGTCTGTTGTATAATTTTCCCGTATTTGTCCAGAAAACGCATAATCTGTGATATCAATTGGTGTGTCACCGCTACTTCTGTTTTTTAGCTGTAACATTACTCTAAAAGTTTCCCCTTGACCTATTTCAAAATTCGTAATATCAGCCATAAAGTTCTCGTAGCAAACGTTTTACTATAAATATTAAAATAATGCGTAATAGAATGATTTTATATTCATTACACTCAATAAAAAACCCCGTGGCGCCATCTGTGGCGCCACGGGGTTTTTCGTCGTAGATTTGTGTACTTTTTAGTAGTTAAGTACGCAATAATCTGGTTGAATTTCGATGGTAAATTCAACTTGGTCGTCTGCACCCCAATCCATTTCTGCGAAGTCTACAGAAGTGATTTGTGCACCCTTGATAATCCATTCTTCAACCTTATCACCTACTGGGCCGAGAACGTTGAGGGTTAAATCCTTCTTATAGAATTCGAGATAGCCGTCGCGGCCGGTTACTGATTCGTGGTGTAAACGAACCCATTCCATTACTGCTTGTGCACCAGATGGAACGATTGGATCATAAAGAGTTAATGACATTGTACCCCACTTACTCTTGCCCTTGACATAACGTTGAACGTTGATGTGGTCAATTGCCTTTGCGTCTTGGGTTAACTTTGGACGATTAACTTTCTTTACGATATATGAAGGAACGCCATCCATATACAGGATGAAGCGGTTCTTCATCTTCGGTTCAAATGCTGTAAAGAATAGCTCTTGTTCTTGTACTAGGTTTGCCATGTAGGTTCTCCAAAAGGAAAATATAATTTCTTAACTATAAATATAAAGACTTGCGAAATTTGTGGAGGGAATTTTTTAGGTTCCCTCCACATTTTCAGCTTACGCCGTCGGGAATGTTGCGCCCGTTGGGAGAACGTTGAAGTCAAGAATGATGAATTCAGCGGTCTTGGTTGGTTGGAGATAGATTTGTCCATAGAGGATGTTTCTATCGATAATATCCGGCGTGTTGTTACTTTCATCCATAATAACACGGAATGCGTACAAGCCAGAACGTTCTTGAACACTTGCCAAGTATGGGTTGACAATGTTGAGGAAACGATTACGAGTGGATTCGACGTTTTGTTCGAATACGAGGTAACGTGAAGCACTTGCAATGTATTTCTTCAATGCAATTAACAAACGACGGACATTGACACGATCAAGTGCCGATGCTCTACGTTGTAATGTCTTTTGTCCCCATACACAGATACCTTGACCAGGGAACTGTGCGATTGGGTTGACCTTGCCTTCATACAAGGTATCACGACTTGGTTGTGGGAGACGTACTCTTACACCAACTGCACTTGCGATACCACCACGATTCAAACCAGCTGGTGCGAACCATTCTGCTGCAACGTTGTCGTTGTATGCATAAATTTCTGGTAGGATGACTGATGGTGGAACCCACAACAACTTGTTGGTATTTACATCGATAACTCTCAACCACGGATAGTAGGTTGCTGCATAGTTACTATCAATTTCTGCAGCCTTACCCGTTGCAGTTGCGAGGGTTGCGTTCAAACCAACAGTATCCATAATGTAGAATGCATCACCACGATCTTCACAAAGCGTCAATGCTTCGTTTGCGATATATGAGTGATATTCGTAAATAACACCTGGAAGAACCAAGAGATTGAAATCCCATTGGTCTTGATTACTGAGTGCTTGAATTGCCTTCTTATATGCTACTGAACCATCGGTTTGTGAATTTTGGATATTAAAGCCTTGTGAGTTTGATGGGACGATAGCTGCACCCATATTGATATCACGTGCTGGATTCAATCCGTCAAATCCGCCTTGGAATGGAACGGTGAATCGACGATATGGGAGACTGTCATCATCATCAAGCGCAATTGACTTAGAAGTTAAACCGTCTGGTACATCGGTTAAGTTTTCTAGATTAAATGCTGAACCAATGTTGACTGAACCTGATGGAAGTGGTGCTAAGAACGATGGATTGGTTCCTTCTGGGTCAGAGAAATCAAATCCATAGTAATACTTCTTATCAGTTGCATCAATAGTGTAGCCAGGCGTAGAACCACTCATCCAACGAGTTTCTACATATACTGGTTCTACCATTTCTGATGATGCTACACTTACTGGTGATACTAATGCGTTAAATCCAAATGGAACAGCGGTTCTTGGAATATTACCTTCAGCCATTTCGACATATACATACTTTGAACGATTTGGGAAGTCACCTTGATAATAGCGTTCGTCAGTATTTGGATCGTCATATGGAGCACTGTTACCAATTACACGAGCGACATATGTTGGACTGTCTGGGTCAAAGTTAAGATTGTCATATTGTTCTAATACTTCAATACGTGAATCTGTATCGTCATATGAACGAACTAACATTGAGAATGTTGCCCAATCGTCATTTGTACCCAACTTCATATTCAAGAATGATACCTTGATTTCCTTATTTGCCGAATTACCATCACCTAACGTGTGTAAGCGGAACAAATCAATATTGTCTCCACCAACAGTTTGTGATTGAATATATGGTGTTGATGCTTGACTGAAACGACCGTAGGTTGAACCAGAGAAGAACAATGCTGTTGATGAGGTAACTGCTGACATACTTACGGCGGTTCCTACAGAAGTTACTGCTTCTGGGAAGATTGCGTAAACATATGCACCCTTTGGTGATGTTGCAGACAATCCAAGATAGTCACCTAAGTATGAAGATGCTGCTTCATTTGTACTTAAACCAGTTACAGAAATATCTGCAGCGGTTCCTGGTACGTTAACAGTTAAATCAAAACTACCAGATGTACCGGTTACTGTAATACTTGAAATTGTATCTCCCGCACTTGTTGGGTGAAGAACTGCAAACAATTTCTTACCAGCCGAACCAGTTGCATAGATAAGTGCTGGAACTGCTGAATCGTTGTCATATCCAAGTAATCCAAGAACACGAACAACGGTAGCAACGCCTGCTTCACGTAGATAATTTTTTACAGTCAACCCAGTATAGTGATCCGGACCGGCTTCGCCGAAAGCGGTTACATATTCTTGTTGACTTCTTACAATTGTTGGGATAAACGCTGGACCTTTTGGCGTAGGTCCGATAAATGCACCCCCGATTTCACTAATGCCTTGAGTTAAGAAACTCAAGTCGCGTTCTCTAGTGAATACACCAGGAGACACAATTCTTTCATTTGCCATACGAATCCTCCAAATGGGTTATATTTTATGCTGTTATTTCGCCGGTTTCCAGATCGATATTACCTGTACCGTATTTCTCTTGTAACTTATTATAAATAACCCGTTCCTTTTCTTGGAAGTCATAGAACTTTTGCTCTTCATTTTTAATATTTTCTTCTACTTGCCCAATCTCTTTCGTCAACAAAGTTTTTGCTAAATGTAACTCGCCGATCGTGGAAATAATGGTTATTAAAATTTCTCTGAGCTGTTGTATTTCTTTTAATTCTTCTTGTGTAACCCGTTGCATAGACTAATCCTTTTTGAAAATTATATACCTATCATAAATATATTAAATTTTTCTGAAACATCATATTTTATCTGTTAGGTAACTCGGAGACTACCTCTGAATTGAATACAACTTTCTTAGGACTATACTGTACCCTATTTGTCGATTGACGATTTCCAGCTCTATTCAATGCGGACTCAGGAAGGATATATGCTCGAACCTCTATGGTAAACTTACTACGAACCAATCTGTCATTATTTCCAGGCAATTCTGTAGTTTGGTCGAATTGGCTGATTCTAGTAATAAATTTATAATTATTAGCTTCTCCCCAGTATTCATCACTTTCAAATGAAATGTTTTCTACTAATTTATTCATTTGTTCCATATATTCTGTCCAAATCATACCTTCATATGAAATGTCATAAAAGTCAGGTATCATAACAGATTGATATGTTGTACTTGGGGTAATTCCATTTAAAGCTGTAAACTTATCATAGATGTTTCGTGCATTCCATCCCGTCTTAAACGTATACTCTTGATACTTGTTTACAGGAGAATTCGTACTGTTCTTCTTCATATTAGTACGGCGAATCATCATTATTGGTAATTGAATTTTACCATTTTTATCACGAATAGAACCGTCACGTTGCACACTCTTCCAACGTTCAGGATTTCCATAAATTACAGGCACTTTAATTTGTTTCCCGTCTTGAGATACCACGGGAACTATTTTTGTTTGAAGGTATTTTAAGATAGCATTGTCAACTGTGTAGAGTCCTACCGAAACGGGAATTGGTAATTCTTTTGTTTGTTTATTATCTTCGGAACGAGAATATCGCGTTTCCGTTTGCTTCATTCCTCTATTAAACGTTGGTATACTCATACGTGCGTTTCCTCAATATTAAGCGAACTTCTACGAGTCAAGTGTGCTGCGCAAATAACAGAATGATCAAATTGAGGGCGTCCTGCAATCAATTGTACTTCGTTTACATTATCAATTTCATAATAATTTGCATCGTATCCAATAATATCACCGACTTCTGGATATACTTCAACATCTTGCAATAATTTTCTTACAAATCTAAATTCAACATTTTGATTACTGTCAAATCCAAATCCTTCTGAGGCTTGTTCTGTTTTTGGATATTGTACCAAAGCGTGAAGATTGATACCTCTATAACGCGTCTTACTAGTCGATTCCCCATAAATGTTTATACTAACAATATCAGGAATAATCTTATATAAGACAACAGGAAGATCGACTACATCTATAACAATTTCTTTATTGATGTGTTGAAAGAATTGAAAATCTCTTTCGGTTACAAATCGAGGCATTAATTATCTCAATAGATATAAAACGGAAGTGGGACGTGCTTAAATATGTCCTGCATTGCTTGTGAATTTTCCATATGCTTCTTTAATTGTGCTTGATGCCCAACTTGTTCTAATGTTTCTCTAAGTTCTTCGATAAGTGCCTTTTTCTCATCTGCTGCTTCTCGACGAAGAGTTTCACCATCCATACGAATAGATGCATCTGGTATTGGAATTTCTTGGTATTTTGCTCTAATGTTTCCTAGTAATTCTTTAGCGGTCGATAGTGTGTACTTGTAAATCCACAAGCGTCCGATACTATTAATATTTTGATACTGGATGTTATCGTATGGAATATTAGAAAAGTCAGAAACAATACTGTTATTTGAACCAGATTGTAACAATGCATCTCCCGATGACTTATCTTCTACTACCATATAATCAAACCACACCGCTGAATCTTTCTTGAAGATTGGTGTAAAGTGTACAATATTATTTGCTACACTAAAACTATATTGACTCTTACGAATCATATCGTTGACTTCAATTGCTTGAATACGAAGTAAATCTTCGTATGCCGGCATCATTACGAAAGTTACTGGTGGTGAGTATCCATCAAATCCAAACTCACTCATAAGATTAGTTAAACCAAGACCAGTAGTTGCAAATGGGTCATAATATCGTGCAATAGCTGGTGGCATGTAATGATAAATACGACGAATTTCAATTGCCTTCCCAGCATCTTCCGGTCGTACATAATCACGAACATCATACGACTGAGTGTATGCCGATGCACTAATAACTGATGATTTCATTGACACGTTGCCACCGCTCTCTGCTTCTGTTCCGTATTGTGCAGATAACTTTACCAATTGTGGTATTGGTGTGGAGATGATATTTCGTTGAGTAATGTTTACACTTGTTTTCATGCCTTGTAGTGACAACATATGTTCCCGAGCATTAAACTGATTAACTTGATTACTATATGTTGTGACTGCTTCTTCAAGACATGCATAAATTTGTTTGTGCGTCAATTCTACATCAACTACGGGGTATCCTAATCGTCTAGCCACAAACGACGCAACCCGAGGAGCTTCTGTTTGGAAATCTGTATCTGCGTCATAGAATCCAAATGGAGTTAAACCAAATGGATTTACTGGTTTTTCTTCGTATGTTATTGGTTCACGATTTTGCATATTTACCCTCTAAGAGTAGCCTTATATAAATATCAAACCTTTTTGCGGAACTCTTATTTCTTTTAAATATACTAATTAATTGTTTTTAGGCAACAAAAAGGGAGCCCTTTCGGACTCCCAGTTTGTTGTTTCTAATCTAAAGATTAGATACGGTTGATACCGTCTACTACGATCTTGCCGAAGAATTCTGGGCGGACAATCTTCTTCGCGTAGCGGGTCATTACACCGCGACGTGGTGTGAAGTTGTTTGGATCGTATACAAGCGGTGTCATAATTAATGGAATGTATGGGGCGTAGACTGCACCAGTTTCCAAGAATTGTGAACCACGGAAGCCCATAAGGATTGTGTTTTCCTTCATGTATGGGTTCTTGTAGATTGTGAAACGGTTTGCAAATGAACCAACCTTACTTACACCAGCGCTGAATTCCATCTTGTCACCATCGGTTCCTGCTTGGAAGCCTGGGATAACTTCAAGAATTGTTGCTACTGATGGTGAAACAACTGCGAAGTTTGCACCACCACGCATGGTTGCTTGGTGAATCTTGTTGGATACCTTTTGCATCTTTTGACCGAGTGTTTGGTACCAGGTCATGTTGGTCCAAGCTTGACCAGAAATATTGGTGTCATTGACCCAACCATTGTTGACCCAAAGCTTACCAATTGTGGTTGACCAGTATTCGGTTTGTGATGATGGAGCTGCTGCCATCAACATATCAAGAATTTCAAGGTCAATTTCTGTACCAACATAGTCACTCAACATTGCAGTTAATTCTGCTTCTGCGTCGATTGAGTGGTATGCGTTCAAGTCTTGTGCAAGTTCTGGTGACCAGACTGCCTTCAACTTACGGGTCTTAGCAACGATTGTTTCTGACTTGAGTTCCAAATCAATTTGTGGAATTGCCAAATCAGTTGTTGCGTCAACTGGACCACCTGTACGATCTTCGAAGTCACCACGGGTTGTATCCGTTGGTTGCTTGACGAACAATACCTTTGTCAATGAGCCTTCTGCTGAAGAACTTACGATAAAGGTGATGTTTGTGCCGTCATACTTGGTGAATTCTGGAAGAACCTTGGCACCGAAGTCAAGACCAGAGCCTGATGGAACGAATGCACGTACAGCAAGGAAGTCTGCATTTGATGCAGATGATGCTGGTACGACATACTTCATCAATGAACCAGTTACGACAAATTCATCGTTGTAGTTAACGTCTGCGAATGATACTGCACCTGATGCTACAGCGTTGATTGATACTGATGCATCGTTGATGGTGTAACCATAACGACCTGCTCCATACAAACCACCTTCTGTGGTGTTACCGAAATCGGTGAATGGAGAATCAAGTGTGGTACCATAGAGTGAAGTACCTGAGGTTTGACCATTTGCAGTATTTCCGTACTTGAAGTCCATATAGAATACTAAACCTGCTGGAAGGTTCATTGGTTGGACTGATACGAAGTTCTTACTTGCAATTGAACCGAAAACCTTACGAACTAATGGAAGTGCTACACCTGCCCATTGTTCACCAGCTGTACCCGAACCACCTGGGTTTGTTACTGATACTTCGCTGATGAGTTGGTTTGCTTGGTTTTCGAGAAGGACTGACATGCCTTGCTTGTCATATCCGTTTAAGCCTTCTAGGAGGCCTGACTTTTCCCACTTCTTAGTTAAGCCGCGGGTTTGGTTGATGATAACATCGTGTGCGGACTTAGCTTCGTTAATAAATTCACTTACTGACATGTATGTTTTCTCCTAAATGAGTTAGATAATTCCTGCGAGTTCTTGTAATCTCTTAGCAACTGTATTTTCTACAATTACTTCTGCCTTCTTTGGTGCTGTACTTGGGGTTGCCTTTGATGCCAACCCTTCGACAACAACCTTCTTACGCGTTGCGTTGAACGTCTTAGCTGCTACAGTAAGATTTTCAACAATTGCGGAATAAACAAGCTTGACTTCACGAACGGTAGTTGCTCGATCGAATGATTCGACAATGCGAATCTTCTGGTCATTGTTGAGCCCTTCCTTGCGGAACAACTTGTTTGTAAAGAGTAACTTAGCGTTTAACAAACTTACTTCTTGTAAACGACCACGGAGAACATTAACTGCTTCTCTGTATTGTGCGAGTTCGTGCTTGAGTCCTGCAAGTTTAGCAGCCATTTCCTTTGACTTGTCCATACCGACTTCTTCTTCGCCTTCTTCGGCTTCAAGTTCTGCAAGAATTTCTTCAAGATCGACTTCTTTTTCTTCACCTTCACCTTCACTTTCCTTCAATTCTTCCTTTTCTTCTTCTTTCTTTGCTTCAGCTACTGGAGCTTCCTTTTCTTCTTCCTTTGCTTCAGCTACTGGAGCTTCTGGCATTTCTTCTGATGGTTCTTCTTCCTTCTCTGAACCAGAAAGAGCTGCGATATCATTTTCTAATTCCTTGATGATTTCACCAAGATCAAAATCTGCTTCATCCCAATCGTCATACCAATCGGTTGCGCTATCTGCTGGTGCTTCACCACTCATGTCCATTTCTGATGCATCAAATGCGTCAGCTGATGGTTCCTTGTTGTCACCAGAGCCAATTGCTGATGTATCAGCTGGCATTTCTGACGAACCTTCTGCTTCCCCTTCTTCGTGCGGAAGTTCTGATGCTTCTTCCATTTCTGGAGCATCCTTCTTAAGTTCCGGCGTTTCGGTTGCTGCTTCTGCTTCAACACGAAGACGGCGAGCAATCATCTCCTTAACTTGTGGAGCGATTGATTCTTCCAAAACGAGCTTAGCATTAGCAATAGCAGTTTCACGAACTGCTTCTGCGTCTGCGATAGCTTGTTTTAAAAGCTTGTTAGTAATTTCTGCCATAAAATATTACTCCTATTGAGATTGAAGTAGATATTAACATCTACTATAATATTATTGTATAAGATTCACCAATACTAAAATTAGTGTTTCACTATTATAAATATATAGTTGAATCCAAAAACATCATTCTGAGTAGCGCTTTTGTCTAGCTAATCGCTTCTCTTCTCTTTTACGACGGCGAAGAGCTTCTTGCCGCTTGAATAACTTTTTCTTTGAGGGTTTAAGAAAATGTTCTCTTCGTCGTAACTCTTGCATAATTTCAGACTTCTTGACCATTTTAGAGAATTGACGTAATGCTTTTTCCAAATCGTCTTTTCCCTCGTTGTTCACCTTTACTTGCATCCCTACCTCGCTATGTTAATTTATTATAAATAGTTATTAATTTTTCTTAATAACTTTTTGTAACTTACCATCTTTTACAGTATGTGTTACTTTACCATCTTTCCCATACCGACCAAATCCAAAGTATTCCAATCCTTGTGATTTTGCCTGCTGACTCGGGGTATCTTTTTTAGGCTTATGTTCCCCAGTTGTTGCTTGATGTGCTAATATTTTTACTTTTGGATGTTTCTTTTGTAGGGCTCGTACTGCCTCAATATTCTTGGGGGAATCGTCAACAAATGCAACACGGTCATACCCATCACGTTGAATATGTTTGTCAATATAGTCTGCCTTCTTTTGTGGATCAGAACTACCTAATGCAGCAATACTTACACCAGTTTTAATACCAATCATTTTAAGAAATTGTGCAACAGGTCTAGTGTGACCTCGTGCTGTCAATACTACAACCTTGTCTGCTTTTTTATCAAGCACAGCCGCTCTTAAAAGTTTTGAAAATCGAATTATGGGTCTTGGATTTTTTAGTTCGTTAAATTCAGAGAAGTCAAACTTGTCACCCGGCCGCTCTTGGTACACTGCATATTGTTCGGGTGACATTGGAATGCGCTTGCCATTACGAATGACAAATACTCTTGCATCGGTTTGTGCAAGAGTATCGTCAAAATCACTTACGAATAATGTCTTTCCTTTCGGCATTTTAATGCGTTAATACCTTATAAGCTACAGCTACCATTTCATTAATGGAACGCTTGAACAATTGTTGTTTATTTTCTTCGGTTAGTTTTGAAACTACCGTCATAAGCATGTTTGCGGTAAAGGTATCAATCATTGTACCCTTAACGTAATCAGCTTTTCCCGTTTCAACTATTCGTTGTAACGTTTGTTCAACCGTATCAACCATCTTATAATTCCTTCTTCTTACGTGGCTTTTTAGCAGTTGCTTTTTTTGCAGCGGTCTTAACTTTTGTTGCAGCTGCCTTAACATCAGCAACACTTACAACACCATCCTTATTAACATCTACTACTTTTTCTACTGCTGTTTCTACCTTTTGTGCCGTTGTCTTTACGGTCTTGACTAACGGGGTATTCATATCCTTAATGACATACCAAGCAATTGCAACAAAAAGTGCGACTATAAGTAATAATCCTAGCATATATTTCTCCTTTTATTTTATTTCGCTGAGGAAGTCGTGAATTAATTTATCGATATTTTCGTAAGGTGACACAAGTTGTGGTGTTTTATTTTCATTAATAAATGCACCAATTGTGGACGGATTACTAACGATATCAAAACAAATTAAAGAAAAATCTTCTTGTACTTCAACGGTGTTTTCTCCAAGCGACTTTACCGAACCCATGCCTCGGGACGATACGCCTAGACGGATATTGTTCTTAATTAATTCACGAACAATATTACCAGTTGGTGTGGTGAGTATTTCAATGTCTCCACGAACGTCATCACCTTCTGTCCACAATCCGACGATATTGCAGCAGACATTCTTAAGGTTGACAACCGGGCTTTCTGGGTGGTCTAATTCACCCAATGCTCGACGGCTTTCTACAAAGTTCTTCTTATACATAGCGGCTTCACGCATCAAAATTTCTTTTGGATAGACTCGTCCATTTTGATTCTTGGCGTCAGCTCGTTGTAAAACCACATTTTTAAGAATCAATGGTTTGTTACCATCCATTGCTTCCGTTAAAATGCTACGGTCGTATTGAAGTTCGGTATATTCACAAAGTAATGCCATATATTATCTCTCAATAAGGGGCGCCGCCACGAGCGCGAACTTTAGCTTGCATTGCCATTCTATTCTTAATTTTTTGTACAGCATCAAGCAATTGGTCTATTCGTTGCTTAATTTGTTTCATCTTTTCAGGATTGCGAGTTTTAGTATATTGACTAGATAGTTTGTCAATTTCACTATTTAATTTTGCAATTTTTGCGTTATCCGCTTCATCTTCTGCTGCATATTGTGCATCTTGACTACCATCTGGTTCTGGATATACTGGTTTGAATTCCCCATTATCCCAATACACATCTTGACCTGCGGCTTGTCTAGCAGCATTATATTGTGCGTAAAATTCAGGCTTTTCTGCTTGTACTTTCTTTCTACTAACATACTTACCGTTAATTTCCATCTCACCTTCATCACTATGGACATCTTTCCACGGTTGGTCTGTTTGTACATTCATTTCTTTTCCACCAGGACCAATATCAGCTACTCTGGTACCGATTGGTCTACTGGTAGATACTTTGACTGGCGGACCTTGTGTGGTTGGTTTATCTACTGGTTCTAATTTACCGTCAACAGAATGATGTGTAGTTTTTCCGTCTTTTCCATAGCGACCAAATCCATAATATTCCAATCCCATTTGATCAGCTTGTTGCTTCGCAGTACCAGCACCCCATCCCAATGTTGCACGGCGTGTGCCTGGTTCTGCTTCTTCAAGTTTGGTTAACTCTTCATTAATAATTTCACGAATAATGTCCGTCAAGCGAGTCTTTTTCATATTAATAATTAAATATCGTATGGGTCATTGATACTAAACGTATCAGTTTCAGAATCATAACTAAATGGTTGTTCATAGCTATTGTTATTTTGAGCTGTCCAAACTGCTGCCTTTCTTG